GGGTCACCGCGCTGGTGCGGGCTCTGGGAGAGCCGGTCAGTGACAACTTGGTGCTGGTGGACGGGCTCCCCGTCAAGATCATCAACACCAACGGCGAGGAGTCCCTGGAGCGGCTGGACACCGGGGCCCGCGTCAAGTTCGTGGCCCGATCTAAGGGGTCTGGCCGCGGCTTCAGCGCGGACTGCAACGTCATCGACGAAGCCTTCGCGTACACCCACGAGCAGCACGCCGCGCTGCTGCCCACGCTGAGTGCCCGGCCGAACGCGCAGATTGTCTACACCAGCAGCCCCCCACTGACCAGCGACACCGGCGAGGTGCTGTTCGGGCTGCGCCGGCGCGCCAGCACCGGTGAGGCCGAGGGCCTGGGCTACCGGGACTGGGGCGCCGCAGGGGACCTGGCCCACCTGGAGGCCCTGGACCTGGACGACCAGGCGCTGTGGGCCGCGGCAAACCCCGCACTGGGGGCTCGTATCAGCCTGGAGACCCTGGCGCGGCTGCGCCGGTCCCTGGCCCCGGTGGACTTCGCCCGCGAGGTGCTGGGGGTGTGGCCTCCCGAGCCGGCCACCGGCGCGGGGGCGCTCGATCCGGCCCGGTGGGCCGCGCTGGCCGACCTGACCAGCCAGCCCGTGGGCCGGGTGGCCCTCGCGGTGGACACCACCCCGGACCGGGCCTGGACGGCCATCGCGGTGGCCGGCCGACGGGCCGACGGGCTGCGACACATCGAGGTGATCGAGCACCGGCCCGGCACCAGCTGGGTGGTACCGCGGGTGCTGCAGCTGGTGCAGCGGTGGGACCCGTGCGCGGTGGTGATCGACGCGGCCGGCCCCGCCGGGGCGTTCATCGCGGCCCTGGGCGAAGCCCAGGCCACCAGCGGCCTGACCATCGAGGTGGTCACCCCCTCGTCCCGCGAGGTGGCCCAAGCCGCCGGGGCCCTCTACGACGCCGTGATGGATGCGCAGGACCTGCGCCACCTGGACCAGGACGTGCTCAACGCCGCGGTGGCCGGCGCACAGCGGCGCCCCCTGGGCGAGGCCTGGGCCTGGGGCCGGCGCGGCACCGCGGTGGACATCAGCCCCCTGGTGGCCGTGACGCTCGCGGCCTGGGGATATCAGACGCGCGGCACCGAGCCTGAGCCTGGGCCGCCGAACTTGTGGTGAGGGGGGACGTCGTGCTGGTCGCCATCGAGCTGGCCTGCCTGGCGGTGGCCCTGGTGGGGCTGGCGCTGCTGGCCGGGGTGCCCACCGCCCTGCTGGTCGCCGGGACGCTGGGCGTGCTGGCCTGTGAGCGTCACGCGGCCCGACCCCGCACCCAACGCAGGAGGCCGTCGTGAGCCTGTTTGGCCTGTTCGAACGGCGGGCCAGCGTGGAGGATCCCGCGGTGCCGCTGACCTCGCCGACCCTGCTGGAGCTGCTGGGCGGGGCACCCACCGAGGCCGGGGTGCCCGTGACCCCCACAGGCTCGCTAGCCATGCCCGCGGTGTGGCGGTGCGTGGCCCTGATCTCCTCGGTGTCGGCGTCGCTGCCGCTGCACACCTACCGCGGCCGAGACCGGGAGCGCACCGAGAATCGGCTGCTGGCCGACCCTCACCCCGAGCTGACCCCCTACGACCTGTGGCGGATCACCTACGTGCACCGCTGCCTGTGGGGCAACGCCTACCTGCAGAAAGTCCGGCACGTCGGCAGCGGCCAGGTGGTGGAGCTGTGGCCGATCCGGCCCGAACGGGTGCGGGTGGGTCGGGTCAGCCCGGCCGAAGTGCCCGGCGGGAAGGTGTTCGAGGTCACCGACGATGAGGGCCGCACGCACGTGCTGACCTCGGCGGACGTGCTGCACTTGCCCGGCCTGGGCTACGACGGCATCACCGGGGTGAGCCCGATCCGGGCTGCACAGCAAGGCATCGGCATGGGCCTGGCCGCCGAGCAGGCCGCCGCCCGTTTCTTCGGGTCCGGCAACATGTTGGGCGGCATCCTGCAGACCGAGCAGCGGCTGACCGCCGAGCAGGCCGAGGCCCTCAAGGCGCGCTGGCAGGCCAAGGTCGGCGGTGTGGGACATGCCCACGAAATCGCGGTGCTGGACTCGGGCGCCAGCTTCCAGCCCATCGGGGTGCCCAACCGGGACGCCCAGTTCCTGGAGTCCCGGCAGTTCCAGGTGATCGAGATCGCCCGCATGTTCGGGGTGCCGCCGTTCCTGCTGATGGAGACGGACAAGGCCACGTCGTGGGGCACCGGGCTGGAGCAGCAGGCCCTCGGGTTCGTCCAGTTCGACCTACACCCCACGTGGCTGCGCCCCACCGAGCAGCGGGTCACCAAGGGGCTGCTGCCCCGCGGCACCTACGCCGAGTACGCCGTCGAAGGGCTGCTGCGCGGCGATTCCCGGTCCCGGGCTGAGTTCTATCGCGCAATGCGTGAGCTGGGCGTCTACAGCGCCAACGACATCCGCCGGCTGGAGAACCTGCCGCCGATCCCAGGCGGGGACACCTACATTCAGCCGCTGAACATGGGCCCGCTCGGCGCGGCCGGGCAGGACAGCGAGGGTGGAGATGCTGACCGTACCCAGTGAGGAGCGCCGCTGCCTGCCGCTGTCCACAGCGGACGTGGCGGTGCGTGCCACCGAGGACGGCGCCGAGCGGTTCGTCGGCTACGCCGCGGTGTTCAACCGTCGTACCGCGATTGGCGACCCCCTCCGGTGGGGGTTCTACGAGGAGATCGCCCCGGGCGCGTTCACCAAGACTCTGCAAGAGGGTGACGCCCGGATGCTCATCGACCATAACAGCTACTACGTGGTGTCCCGGGTGAGCGCCGGCACGCTACGCCTGGCCGAGGACGACCATGGCCTGGCCGTGGAGTCCGACCTGGACCCCGAGCTGTCCTACGTGCGGGACCTGAAGGCGAATTTGCGCAACAACAACATTACGGGGATGAGCTTCGGGTTCCACGTCATCAAGGACGAATGGCGCACCGAGAGCATCGAGGTGGCCAACCACGACAGCCCGGTCGATATCGAGGTGCGCACCATCCGGGAAATCCGGCTGATCGAGGTGTCCGCCGTGACCTTCCCGGCCTACGAGGACACCGAAGCAGGGCTTCGGTCGGTCGCCAGCGCCCTGGCCCGGCGGGGTGATCCGACCGCCATCGAGCAGCGGGCGGCCCACCGCCCCGAGCTGCTCGATCTGCTGCGGAGCACCGGCGAGCCGGCCCGTACCACTCGCTGCGAACCTGCCGCCGAGCCGGCCGCGACCACTCGGCAGCTGCTTAGCCTCCGCCTGCAGGCCCTAGCCGCGCGCTACGGCCTGCCCCACTGATTCATCCACACCAACGCACCACGCACCCGGTGGGGTGGCGTGGGCGCGAGCATGCCGAAAGGACACCGTCGTGAGCACCACGATGCTGCAGCGGCTCACCGAGGAACAGGGCCGCACCTGGTCGCGGATGCAGGAGATCCTCGCCCGGGCCGAGGACGAGGGCCGCGACCTGACCGCCGAGGAGCGCCAGCACTGGGACGCCGCCGAGGCCCGGCTGACCGAGATCCGCCAGGACATCGAGCGGCTGCAGCGGATGGCCGCCCTGGACGTGGTGGACCGCTCCCAGATCATCACCACCACCGCCGGGGACGGTGCGGCCGAGCGCGGCGAGCAGCCCGACCCCGAGGCCCGCTACGCCGAGGTGTTCGGCCGGTTCCTGCGCCACGGCGCGGACGGCCTGGCCTACGAGGACCGGCAGCTGCTGGCCGGGCACCTGGTCGCCGACAGCCGGGCCCAGGCCACCACGCCGGGCACCGCGGGCGGCTACCTCATCCCCACCGAGCTGCAGAACCGGATCACCGAGGCCATGAAGGCCTTCGGGGGCATCCTCGGCGTGGCCAACGTGATCACCACGGACTCGGGCAACCCGCTGAATTGGCCCACGTCGGACGAGACCAACGCAGTGGGGGCGATCCTCGCCGAGAACACCCAGGTCACCGAGCAGGACGTCACCTGGGGCATCAAGCAGCTGGGCGCGCACACCTACACCAGCAAGCTGGTGCGGGTGAGCCTACAGCTGCTGCAGGACAGCGCGTTCAGCCTGGACACCTGGCTGCCCCGCAAGCTGGGCGAGCGCATCGGTCGGGCTCTCGCAGCACACCTGGCCACCGGCACCGGCAGCGGCCAGCCCCAGGGCCTGTTCACCGCTGCCACCGTGGGGGTCACCGGCGCTGCCGGCCAGGTCGACTCGGTGACCTATGAGGACCTGATCGACCTGATCCACTCGGTGGACCCGGCCTACCGGGGTCGGGCCCGGTTCGTGCTGTCCGACGCCGCGCTGGCCACCGTGCGCAAGCTCAAGGACGGCCAGCAGCGGCCGCTGTGGGAGCCGAGCCTGCAGGCCGGTCTACCGTCCACGCTGCTGGGCTACCCGGTCACCGTGGACAACGGGGTACCCGCCCCAGGCGCCGGAGCCCGCTCGATCGGCTTCGGGGATGTCCAGGCTGCCTACGTGGTGCGGCAGGTCTCCGGGGGGCAGCTGATGCGACTCACCGAGCGCTACGCCGACTACCTGCAGGTCGGGTTCCTGGCGTTCCAGCGGTTCGACGCCGTGCTGGACGACGCCGCCGCGTTCCGGGTCTACGAGCACCCGGAGTCCTGACGAGGGCCGCCCGTGAGAGTGCGGTTCCTGACCTCGGTAGCCGGCCCGCGGTTCAGCTGGGCGCCCGGTGACGTGGTGGACCTGCCCGCCGAGCAGGCCCAGGTCTGGGCCGACGGGGTGCGGGCCGAACTGGTCGACCCCAAGGCACGGCAGGCCGGCAAGGACCGGCAGACCACGGCGGCCCGGCCCCGTCGGGCAGCCGGGCGCCGCGGCCCGAGACGTGCTGAGCGGGGGTGAGCCGTGGC